ATATGGACAAGGAACACTATTCTATATAGAAAATACTAAAACAGCTTATTATGCTACAAAAACATGTACATATGAAGAAATATATAGAATATGCCATATAGAGTATTATGTATATAAAAATAATGACCCTTGTCAACTTCCTCATGGAATAAAATATCTTATATATAAAGACACAAGTAGAAATGAAGATATTAAAATATACAAACGAAAATCCTATGCTATTGTTGATGCTATTAATCCTGAATATTATACAGAAGGTGACGATGTATATAGAAAAGTAGACAACATAGCAGAAAGAGATAAAACAGCAGACCCATTAGTTGCTAGATTTTCAAATGAAGTGCTTGTGTGGCTTGAAGATAAAGATAGAGAAGATAAGCCTGATGATAATTGCAAAGACTATGGAATATATGATAATGATACTTTAGTATGGTATGAAACAACATTTCAATTACTACATGAAAATGTTTATTATATATATAAGGATAAGGTATATAGAACACATCAAGATGGTGTTGATTATGCTGAATTTGGAGACTTAAACTATTCGGGGCTATGTGGTCAGCTATATGCACAGGGGAAAATGTTGATATGGTATTGTCCTCCAATAACAGAGTTTATAAAAGGAGCTGTATTTTTATGTCACTATAAAGTATATGTAGCAGATGAAGATATTAAAAATGTTGACTGGGAAAGTGTAGACATATCTAAACTAAATGTCACACAAATTGGCTTTGTTGATTTGCACACAGATGACTGTAAAGTAGTATATGGAGACATTGTTTTATATGACACAGAATATCCACAATGCTATATATTCAATGAAAATGAAAAAGTAGACATAACAGTACCATTACTAGTTGATACTCATGTATTTAATTCTATAAGCACAGAAACAATAGTACAAGTAAAAGAGCCAGGAAATATAACTACAGTAACTAAAAATATAGAAAATAATACTGTTATAGCAACAAAAAATATATTAGATGAAAGTAATGAGTATAGATGGCTATATCATACATATGACAAAACAGCAGAAACTAAAAACCATTACATATATGACAAAGACAAAGACATTATATATTTTGTAGAAGATATTTGTATTACAATAGAAAAATTTGGCTATAACTATAACTTAATGGAATTTATGTGCCCAATTCCCTGTAAAATGCCTTATGGTATTTCACATAAAATATATAGGCTTACAGGAATGTATGATAATAATATGTATATAAACAGAATATTTATATACTACAAAGAGGAACATGCAATACCTGAATCTTATTTCTTAGATGGTGACTTTGTATACTATAAAGATAAAGATGGAAATAACACTAAATTCGGTAAGTACGTAAATGGTGATTTAGTTGCATATAATTGTTATATAGACAAATACCATTCAGAAGATTTGTTTAAGACTATAGGGTTATATGAAGAATCGCTTGATTTATTCTTTATGTATGCTACAGCTGTGTCAAAATTTTTAAGTGGTATAGTATTTTTAGACGAGTCAAAAATATATATTGCAACAACAAATATTGAAAGTATCGATAACATAAATGAAAATAACTCTAAAAAAATTGGTACTATGATATGTAATGATAATATTCCAATATTTGATACAATATATATAGACACACCAACATTATACTATGTAGAAGATAATACAGTTTACAGACTAATAGCAAAAAAAGATTCTGTACAGCCATGGAGAGTTAGTGTTGGGGCTAAAGGATATTTTAGGCTTAATATATTACCACATACAGAAGATTTTGTACTTAGCCTAAGTGAATACCCAAAAGATTGTTGTTATATGTTACATATTGGGGATTTAATATTTACAGGAAGTGACTATTCACATCCTCAAATTGGGGATAAAATATATGGAATAAAATCAGAAGTGTGTACAAATAAATTTGACCCACAAAAAGACCCTGTAAAAGAAATATGTTATGCTGTACTGATAGACTGTATAGGAAAAATTGAATATGTATATAAGTATTATGAAGACAGTGAATACATCAACAAAATGTTTGTTGAAATAAAAAATAAAGACAAGGACATATATAATATTTATTTTTATAGGTGCTATATAAGTGAAATAGATGGAAATAAGTACTGTATATATGAAGAAGTATGCTCTCAGGTAGGATGTATGCGACCTCTCGAAATAACAGCAGATATACCTGTAAAATTCCCAGATTATATTGGTGTTACAGACCAAAGAGTGTGGAGTAAAGTTTTAGCAGGTAGAACTATAAGGTTACGCGGTTGTGACATGAACATAAATGACTGGAGCATATACAAAATAGAGTTAGGTAGTAGTGACACAAGTAATGCATTTCACTATAACGAAAACTATATATACACATGGAATACCATCACTAATGAATTTAGTATAATGGATAAAACAACAGGAGAATATGTATTCAATAAAGAGGATTGCCATACACTATCTGACTTAGACATAGACCTAGACATAGTTTCAAGTTGTAATTTTATATTAATTGTTGAAGATAAACGTGTTGAATCTGGAATAATTACAGCTAAAAGACAAAATGTTGTAATGCACGTAGTTCCAGAAAAATATAGCTATGGTGTTGATAATTCATACTATGCAGATAGGGTTAGACCATACAAGAAAGATGACCCTGACAATCCAACAAATAATATTTATGACATAATGAGCCTACCAAAGACAGAAGCAGTATTCACAAATGAACAGCACACAGAAACAACGAAACCGAATATAGAAAATGGCTCTGATGATGATAATGACAGAATGAAATTAATAATGGACAACGTGTTTAATAAGTATGTACAGACAACATATGTTCCACCTACAAATACAATGTTACCAAATAATTATCTGTATTTACCAAATAAATATACTCCATTTACTATTGTTGATACAAAGAAAAAACTTAGAGCAACACAAATCAAACTTACATTTACACTTGCAGAATTGTCTATATGCTTGTATCACATGTTGTTACCAATTCAAAGAGCAGGAGAAACTATAAACAACAGACCTGTATATGAACCATGGCTAGTTTGGGGAATCTATAAACTAATTTATTCAAAAGGAACAATAGTAGAAGATGTTCCTATAATATATCCAATATTTGATTTAAGCCCAGTTTACGGCTAATAATAACTAAATTGACTTTTTGTCATAGATACGTTATAATATAAACATAACGTATCTATTTTTTTTATTTGAAAAAGTATTTGAAAGAGTGGTGTAAAATGTCCGGGCAAAAGATAACAGAAAAACTTTCTTATTTAACAGATATAATAACTTCTTATGATGGACATGAACAACGAATAAAGCTGAGACAATATCCTAGACATTATTACAGTTATGATTATTCAGCGATGACAAAATATGAAGCACAATGGCTACGAGCTATGTTAAGAATCCCACAACAGGAAACTTATTATATACCAATGTGGCATAATATATTATATATACAAGAAAAAGCATACAAAGACAGCACAGTATTGTATATAGACCCTGATTATATGTACAACTTAAAAGATTGTACAGTAATAGAAGTATTTGCACATGATGATGTGCCTTCAACTAATGCAAACTTTTATACACCTGTTAAAAGGTATGGTGGTGGATTTATAGGGTTAGTAAGAAGATTACCTAGAAACTTATTGCCAAAGGCATCATGGATAATTCCATTAAAACCATGTAGACTACAATCACCTTATGAACTTAATTATATATATTCTAATGGTACTGAAACTACTATAAACTTTGAAGAAGTTTTATATCATCCACAGATGAATATACCAATGGAATTTGAAATGAACTATTATTCTACTTATTATTTTAATAAATATAATCTACCAACAACATATAATGGGAGAGAAGTATTTACATTTTTACCCGACTTTGTAAATGATGATGATGCTAAAATGTCAGTAAATAAAAACATTGTAAGAATTGATAATACAACTGGATTATTCACTTATGACATGAAAAATACAAAATCTTATGATACACATACATTTACAATAACGATGGGGGATAAAAGACTAATAAATAACATGCACATATTTTTTAATAGAGTATGTGGAAGATTCAAGAGTTTTTACACACCAACATGGGCTAATGATATAGAACCATCATTTGACATAGATAAAGATAAGAAAGTAATATATACAAGAGTACAACTTGCTCAATATTATAAATATAATGCAAGAAGTAGGCTTATAGTAGTATTTACAAAAGACTATAAATCACATATATTTAAGATAGGTGAAATGGAGTCAGTAACACTAGAGGATAAATTAGACTATACAAAAATATATATAACATCAGAAGTTAAAGAAACAATATCAAAAGATAATATATTTATGATTTCTTATTTTCAGCTAGTAAGGCTAGACTCAGATGATATAGAATTTAATTATGAAACTAATATAGTTGCAAGGACTGAACTTTCTTTTAAGGAAGTAGATGATGATGACCCAAATCTTAATACTAATACATCTGTTAATAGCTAATATAGAGGTGAAGAAGAATTATGAGTTTTGATAGTGATGAACGCTCCATAGATAGCGGAGAGCCAATAGAACTATATCTATTTAAGTATAATAATGTAAATTATACATATACAACAGCACAATTTTCACAAAAGGTAGTTATAAATGGTATATCCTATGTATTTAACCCCGACTACATAAAACGAGGAGAATCACTTAAACTATCTGATTCAAGTACATCAGATGAAACATGCACAATAGAAGTAAACAGACTTAATTCTGTTGCACAGCTATATCAAGTAGCTCCACCAGAACAAGACACAGTATCTGTAGAAATATTTAGGATGCATGGAGAAAATAACTCACAATTTGTACGTATATTATATGGTACAATAAAACAAGTATCCTATGAAGATAGTTTGGCTACAATGACTATACTTGTAGAGGATATATTAAGCAGAAATATACCTAGAGGAAAGCTAAGTTATTATTGTCAGAACTGTATTTATGATAATAAATGCACTCTAAAAGAAAAAGATTATGCACATACATGTTATATAGATGGTGGAATGTATGGAACTAGAATATACTCCTCAAATCTTTTAGAAAAGCCCGATGGATATTTCAATGATGGTTTTATAAAAATAGGAAATACATATAGAGCTATAGCAGAGCATAAAGGAGAAATGATTCGGGTTAAATATCCAATACCGAAGCAAGACCAGCTAGGGCAATTTGTAGCATATCCTGGGTGCAGTAATCTTTTTGAATTTTGTCACAGTAGATTTAATAACACAGATAATTTTAGTGGTGTTCCTTATATCATGCCATTTGATGTATATACACACAATAGTAATGATACAGTTGTATATTGGATAAACAGCGCAGTAATATCAAGAGATACAAACGGAATAATATATGAATAAAATAGTAGGAGATGTAATAATGACAAAAATACTTAGTAAAGAGGAATCAGAAGCAAAAACTCAAGAGCAACTGAACAAAATAAAGACACCTTGTCCATGCAAGAAAAAAATACAAAATGGAGAAGAACTTGAGAGAAGAATAACAGCATTTTCTGATTGTGCAAGCCAATGTATTGTATGGAGGATGCCTTATGAGGTTGCAGTAGATATGCTTGCTTCATTCAAAGAAACAGAAAAAAACAAAGAGCAAAGAGATAAACTTATATATGCTACTAGCGTTGCTTCAAGAAGAAGTAGAACACTAATGACACTATTAAAAGAAAACAACGTTTTTAATGACTAAAATAATGTGAGGTGTTACAGTAAATTGAGTTCCAAATATTCTGGTGTTTTAAATAGTTTTATAGGATGGGGTATTTCAACACTATTATTATGGCTATTCTATAGGCATAATCGGTCAGGAAGTGACACTTCCACTTCACAAACTGCGGCAAATAATACAACAAATAACACAAATACAATAGGAAATCCTGTACCTTTTGTTTTAGGTAGAGGTATGATAAAAAATCCATTAGTTAGTTATTATGGAGACTTTTCATATAGAATATATACAGAAGAATATGGTATGCACACAAAATTTAACTGGGCATCATTAATTCCATCTGTTGTATTTGCAATATTAGCCCTTTGTGCAAAACCAACAAAAGTAGTAGGCACAGTACAAGCAGGGCCATATACAGGTACAGCATTAACATTGGTGACAACAGATGACGGAATAAAGCGTCAGAAAATTCTTATGGTAATTGTTTCAATATTACTACAGCTACTTACTGCTTTATTTACAAGACACATGGGAAGAACAACAATACAAAAAGGATTCAAATATTATCTTGGATGGCAACATATAATATGTTGGAGTGGTGAAAAAGTAGGATTTAAGAAACTATGGATGCAAGTATATGATACAAAATTAGAGCAATCAACAGAAAAAGGTGTTTGGGATAATGATAACCATATTGCATGGAGAGAAGAAAACAAAACAGGCATTAGCACCTATATAAATGAACAAAATATGTTTGGTGGTGTAGATGAAGGCGGTGGCTTTGAAGGTCATATAAATCTATATCTTGGTGGCAAAGAACAGCCAAAAGACCCTTGGATGATAGAACAGATGAAAAATAAATCTGTGGAAGAATCATTAAGAGGACTAACACCACAATATCCAATGTATGTTTCTTGTGTAATACCAACAGCATATATAGGTAAGCAAGCTACCATACCTGAAATGTGGTTTGAAATAGTAAACTATCCAACAACATTAGGAGATGCTTATAAGGATTATCTAAAAAAAGTATATGATGACAAGTGTGACAAATCCCAAAAAATAATAGATAAAATAACAGCAATTCCAGTAAAAGAAAGAACAAAAGTAGAAGAAATTACATTAAATTCTGCTGAAGCTTATCTAAAAACATTACAAACTCATGGTGTATATACATTAGGTAAACTAGGTGAGGACTTAAATCCTGCAGAAGCTATTTATGAAATACTTACAAATAGTGATTGGGGTTGTGACTATACAAAAGACAGAATAGATGTACAAAGCCTAGTAGATTTAGGAATAACATGTGAAGAAGAGGGTCTTGGAGTATCTATTGTTGGTTCATACTACACAACAGCAGAGTCATATATAGCAAAAATACTAGAACATGTAAATGGAGTTAAATATGATGAACCTGTAACTGGTAAATTAACATTTAAGCTAATAAGAAATGACTATGAGATAAAAGATTTACCTATTTTTGATGAATCTAACTGTGTTTCTTGCAAATTCTCTAGGTTGGACTGGAGTAATACGCTTACTGCTGTTTCAGCTAATTTTACAGATGCAGAGCATAAATACATTACAGGGCAATTAACACAGCAAGATGTTGCAAATGTTAGAATAACTCATAATAATGTAGAAAAGAGCATAGACGCTACATATTTCACAACAGCACAAAATGCTAAAATAATGGCACAAACACAACTACTTTCAGGTGGTTATCCACTAGCTTCTATTACACTAGAAACAAATAGAACAGGATATAATATAACAGCAGGACATCCAATAATAGTTACATGGAATCCATACGGACTTTCTAAAGTTGTATTTAGAGTTACAGACATAGACTATGGTTCATTAACAAGTGGTAATATAAAGATAACAGCAGTAGAAGATATATTTGGATTTGACATAGTTAAATATGGTGTTCCTAGTGGTATGGAGTGGATAGTGCCTGAAAATACACCACATGATGTTGATAGATATACATATTTTGAACTTCCTTATGAGCTTTCTATGAGTAAAGACACATATCTATATGCATTAGCTTCTCAGCCATCAGGATTTACTATTGTGTGGGATGTTTGGAGACAAGTTAACGGTGTATATGAAAGAACAGCACAATCTTCACAATGGTGTATGTCAGGTAAACTTGTATATCCACTAGAAGAAGAATACTCAGAAGATGATACTAATGGTATAGAAATACGTTCAGAAACAACCACTACAACACAAATGATAGATGATAAGATTGAGCGTATTGAAGAAGACCCTGATACATACACAAATAGGAGTTATAAAAATCTATTATTATTAGGAACAGAAATAATATCTTATAATACAATAACAAAGCTACCAAATGGGAATTATAAGTTAAATGGAATAATAAGGGGGTGTTTTGATACACTACCTAAAGCGCATAATACAGAAACAATAGCATTTTTCTTAGACTACTATCTTAATGTTGTGAAGGGAAATAGAAGATTAGCTTCGGCAGGTGTTGAGACTACTCAAAACCTAGCTATACTCTCAGAAACACAAGACAGAAAACAAGAGTTTTCACAAAATAAAGTTACACAAGTACAGACAAAGAGAAGGGCAGAAGCACCCTCTGTAATGAATAATATGAAGTTTGCTATGGATAAAGGTAAGAATACTACATACGAGCATAACTTCCCATCAACAAAATTATTCTCTGGCGACTTATTGTTTACATTTATACCAAGAAATAAATTCTTTAGCCAAACTATAAGGGCACAGGATGAAGATAGCTCAGATGTATTAGATACTAATGTAATAAATGTAATTGATATACTTAGCGGACATGTTAATTTTACTATTAAGAAAGATATAGAAGAGCAAGACAGTTCAGGAAATGTTGTACCAACAAAGGGCATGACATTAACATGGGCGAATTACTGTAAGAACATGGATAATCAACTAGAAGATGCCAATACAGTTAATTTAACTATTCATACATACGACACAAAAAAGGATGTATATTCTTATGACAGCTATGAAAGAATGATAACATATAAAGTTCCTAGACTAACAGGAATATTTACATCAAAATCAGACTTGGATGATTACCTAAAGAAGAATTGTGCTATAAATAGTATTATAGTTCCTGAATGTTCTGTTGCACCACAAATGGCATTTACTTATGACGAATGTCCATTAGTAGCAGTTGGTACAAGTACAACCACAGGAATACTAGCACAAGACGGAAATCAGTATACTTTAACAAATGTATATCAGATAATTGGAGCACAAGAAGTAGTTGAAATAGATATGGGAGAAAATGAATACTATGTATTAAGCAGTAATTTCACTACATTAGAGCATAACACAAGAGTGTACTATCAATATCTATCAGGTAATTGGAACACATATAACATACATAATTAATAACAGAAGCAGGAGATGATATTTTGTCTAATACTACAGAAAAGCTAAGTCTAAATCTGCTTAGTGGTCTTGAAAAGGTAAATAAAGACACATTTAATGACATAATAGAAGATATAGATAGTAAATGCGTTGGAATACATCATTTACAGGAAAACTCTCATTGGAAATTGTGGGAAAAAGATACAGATTATGCTAAAGGTGATGTTGTAAGAACAACAACCTGTAAAAGCAACCAATATTTTCAATGTATTGTTGGTGGCACAAGCGGAAAAGATGAACCTAAAAATAAAGGTACAGGAGCACAAATAACAGACAATACAGCAACATGGATTATAAATGAAATAGGTAGCTCTGGCAGTAGTAATGGTGGAGCAGTAATATTTGTAGGTGAAAAATATTACACAAAAGGACAGCTAGCTATATTTAATGGGGTCTTATATAGAAGTATAAAAGACCATGTAGCAAAAACAACTTTCCAAGAAGATTTTGAGAGTTGGCAAAAGCTATACTCAAATATAAGAGAGTGGACAGATTCAACATTCTATTTTAGTAATGAAATAGTAATAAATGATAATAAACTATATAAATGTAAGCAAGACCATGTATCAGCAGGAACATTTGTTTCTGACATTAATACTTGGGAATCATTAAGTTCCAATGGAATTGATACATTTAAGCCATCTACATATTATAATGATGGTGCTATAGTCGTAGAGGGTAATAGACTTTATAGATGCACATTAGCACACACTAGTACAACAGACTTAATTTCTGATATACAAAATTGGGAACTACTCTCTAATGTACAAGAATGGAAAAAGTCTAAAAACTATATACAGGGGAATATTGTCTTATATGACAATACACCATATAAAGTTACAAAGAATCATGTAAGTAATGACTTTTCCTTAGACAAAGATAACTTTGAAATAACTTATAGTAATATTAGAGACTTTAATGCTTCTTCCTACTATAAAGCAGGTAGTTATGTATTATATGATAATAATATATACAAAGCATTAAATGACACAAAAGGAGACATTGGTCATAAACTTCAACTACAAACCAGTGCTTCATTTACAGATAGTGAAGGTGTATACACAAAGGAAATAGGTACAGATAGTGGTGGTTATGACTTAGTAACAGAACCAACAGGAAATTATATAAATACTGTTATTGATTTAGGAAGTATATGTGACGTAACACAAGTTATACTATCAGAACTTATTTCTGTAAATTGTGCTCCGGGTGAAATCATTGTAGAAACTAGTAAAGATGGAACAGATTACACAGAAGCCGATTCACTTTCAACAGGTGGATATAGTAATTTTAAGAATGGAACAGCACTAAACATCAACAAAAAAGTCAGATACATAAAATTAGTATTTAAGTCTGTGTATAAAAGTAATGGAAACATGTTTACTTTTAATAAAGTTGAAGTATATGTCTCTAATCCTGATTGGCAAAAAATAACTAATACACAAAAGCCTAGTATTGAAATATGGAGAACAGGCACAGAATATAAGAAAAATGAAATTGTTGTTTATAACGAAAAAATATATAAATGTGCAGTAGACCATACATCAGGCACAGACTTTAGTGCTGATAAACTAAAATATTGGGAAAGCCTTAGTGACAATCCAATAATAAATGACTGGATTTCAGGAAATAATTATACTGTTGGTACTTGTGTAATAAAATCAAACCAAAATGAAATAGTTGACTGGACAGCTTCAAAGCAGTATAATATAAATGACGAAGTTGTGTATGATGGTTATATCTATACATGTAAAACACAAAATACAGATGCAGAATTTACAGAAGCAAATTGGGAAATAAAAGAACCTGTATATAATAGAATATATAGATGTATAAAAAATACTAACAGTAAAGACTTTAATGAATTAGAATGGCAGTTAATAAATGGTGATTCAAAAGCTACTGCTGATGAAGTAGACGAGCTATTAGCATAATAAAAAGGAATGAGAGCATGGAAAAAGTAATAACATTAGAATTACTAAAAAAATATAATGAAAAGCTAGTAAAAGACATTCCATTACTAGAAAGAAACACAGCCTATGCAATTGGGGATATAGTAAAAAAAGCGGGTAAAACCATTAAATGTATAACAGCAGGAACAACAAAAAAAGATACACTAAATCTTTCTACTGCTAGTATTGGTAGTACAATAACCGATGGAACAGTTACATGGACAGTAATAAATCCATACGAAAGCATAACAGAATGGAAATCAGGAAATACCTATACAGAAGGAGAGCTTGTGTTGCATGATGGTGCAATATATAAAAGCATAAAGCAGAATAATGATACAAGTTTTTCAAAAAATAATTTTGAGCTTGCAGTATATGATACAAAAATTCAACCAATAACAAATGAATATATAGATACATTATTTGAAGGACTACAGTAAGAAGGGAGGTTTAATACTTGGAATATACATTAGCACTAAGAGCAATATATAAACATGGAAAAGTTGAAACATATAAAGACAGCAATATAAATGGAGAATTTGGAATATATAAAGCAGGTGCTTTAAGTAATTCTTCTGTACCAATAGAAAAAGCAGGAATAATTGGTGATGGTAGTTTTAATCTAGGAACAGATTATGAGATTTCTACTAAAGGCACTTCAAATTTTTCTTTAGGAAGTAATGACTTTACACTATCTTTTTGGTTTAACATAGAAGCATCAGCAGGTAATAATACAGTTTTACTATCTGTAGCAAATAATAATAGTCTAACAACAGCAGGAACATTTATGCTTTTATGCAATCCATTAAGACTAGCTATACAAAATAATGTATATATTGATGCAACAGAAACATTAAATCTAGCAGATGGTAAAAATCATTTCATAAGCATAGTAAGAAAAGGTGACATCTTTTATGTTTTCATCGACGGCAAAAAAGAAATAGAGGATAACCTAGAGACTAGATATAAAACAAAAGATTTTAGTTTTCCTGTAACAGACTTTGCTATAAATAGCGGTTCATGTAATGATTCTGATAGTACACCAACCATAAAGAGAAAAATGAAAGTAGACAGCTTTTCACTCATACAAGGTGCAGGACTATGGACAGATAACTTTACAGAACCTTCATTAGATGTATGGGATGGAATGTCACAAGGATTTTTAGATGCAAATGGACTAAAACATTATCACAAAAAAATAGTAGAATACATAAATAAAAATTCTATTGTAAGACAAAACAACCACCTATACAATAAAAATGATATTGTAAGATTTAATGATGTATGGATAAGATGTGTATTAGGTGGAACAACAGCAAGTACACCTCCAACATTAACAACAGAAGAAATTGGAACTACCATAACAGACGGCGGTGTTTCTTGGGAAATCATAGGTTTATTATATTCTTCAAATAAAATACTTGACTGGAAGCCAAAAAAAGGATATAATAAAGGAGAAATGGTATACTATGATAATATACTATATCGAGCAAAAGCAAATATAACATCAGGAACAGATTTTACACAAGAACAAAGTAATTGGGAATTGGTATGTACACAAATCCCAACATGGACAAGTAGTTGTTTTTACAAGCAAGGGGCTATTGTTGAATATAATAATAAAATTTATAAATGCAAGACAACAAACTCTGATGTCGCATTTACAGAATCAAATTGGGTTAATATAGGTGGTGGAAGTTCTGTTGAAGAATGGAAACCAAAAAAGCAATATAATAGTAATGATTTAGTAATTAACGATAATAAGCTGTATTTGTGCATACAAAAAAATATGTCAACAGAGAGCTTTGAAGATGACAGTAATTATTGGGTATTGCTATCTGCAACAGAACATAATAACTATGGTCAAGTAAATAAACTAGGAGCTAAAAAAGGGGATACATTCGATGTATCTGTACAGAAAACAGCAACATTCTCATTTCCACCCGTAGAAGTATTAAAACTTTCTGGTGTAACAAAGGGTGTTTCAAAAAATATATTTGACTATGATTCTGGAGACGGAAAAAGATTTACTATAAATAACACAATAGCAAGTAAATCAAAATTTATCATATTCGATGGTGTAGCGAAACCAAATAATGAATATAAGTATGCTCTAGAGGATTATACAAAAATGACCACAAACTATTATAGGGTTTCAGAAGAAATAGACCCATCAGAATTTAAGACTTTTGAGAAGGTGGAACTAATTGAGTAAAAGTATTTATAGATGGCAAGACGAAATAAAACCAATAGAGTTTATGTCAAAGTCAAGTAAACTTATAGACATGAATACAGTTAGACGAGACCCTAGATTTAGTAATAAAAAAGGATATGTAGCAACTACATTTAAGAAAAACACATATCTATATAATGTTGGTGAAATACCATACACATACAATAAAGAATTTACAGTATGCTTTTGGGCGAAATTTGAAAAGCTAAAAGATGTAGACGAAGTTCATCCTAATAGTATACATATAATATTTAATGACGGAACAAGCATTGGAACAACACTACCAAAGACAATAGGTACAGACAGCAAAGAATTAGTACAAACAGATTGGAATTGGTATAAAATACAAAGAGACACAAATAATACTGTAACAATATATATAAACAACGAGCAAATAGCAACAGGAACAAACACAGCTGTATTTAACTTAAATGATAAAAGCTATATATATTTAGGTAATGACAGTAAAACATTAACTGGATATGACGTTACAGTAGATGATATACTAATATTTGGTGGTGTAAATGAATATCTAAAAGACATACCAACAGACTATTTAGAGCTATCAAAATTCTATAAAATGGTATATATAAAAGTAGCTGACAATTCTGTTTGGGCTATGAGAGAACAAACGACTTAATGGAGGAAAAGAAAGATATGGGATTACTTATTGGAAACGTAGACACAAGTTTTATTCCTGATTCTGTAAAAACAGCACTAGATGAAACAGTTCCTATGTATGGAGTATTGTTTGAACCAAACAGTACAATGGGAACAAGAACATATGATGCGGCAGGATTAACATGGAACAGAAGTAGTAACACAGTAGAAGGGATAGATAACTTCAAAAATATCGCGCCTTTTAAAACAAGAGAGTGTTGTAGAATATGGGATGATACACAAAAGAAAGCTACATATGTATATAAAGATGATTATACAGATGCAGAATGGGAGACAATAAGAAAAGGTACTCATGCTTCTATCAAAGGTGATATAATGATAGAAGTCAATGAGTTTTGGTATAGAAGAGTACAAAGAGAAGATAAAAAATTTGAGATAATCGTAGCACCAAAATACAAAGCAGGATTCAAACCTGACCCTTGGCACTACGTAAATGGAAAACATATAGAAAAAAGATATATCTCAAAATATAAATTAAGTGGAAACTTCAATAGCTTAAGTGGACAAACACCTAGAACAAATACAGCATTAAATACAGCAAGAACAGCATTACAAGCAAAAGGAATGAATGAATTAACATTTCAAGCACAATATAGCTTAGTAATGTTAATGCTAGTAAAATATGCAACAACAGATGTACAAGCTATTGTAGCAAATGGATATAGCACAGGAAATCATGTTTGGGCTACAGGTAGCGCAGATAACGTAAAAGGATTAGACGGTAGTGCAACAGCAGTAACAGCAAATGAAAGTGCATTAGCATTAGGAATAGAAGATTTTTGGGGAAATTGTTGGAGTTATATAGATGGAGCAGTATGCTATGCAGGTAAAACATATTTCAAAGATGTAGACACAATACAAACAGACCCAACAGTAAATGATTTAACTTCATGGACAGCTACAACAAGTACATATCCTAATGGTGGTAGTTCTACACTAATTACAGCTATAGCAAATGATGCAGAATATGATTGGTTGTTTACACCATCAGCAG